TCCGTCTACGCCAATACCGTACTGGCAGGACGCCTGCCTGGAGGTCGGAGCAAAAATATTGCCCAGTGTTTCAACTGAGCACTGCCCGACAACACAGTGGGGCGTAATACGGTCAATAGCATGGGTTCTCTGCCCGGAATGATTGGGACTTAATTTGGTATAGGACACCAATGGACTGTTACTCATGAGTTGTATACTCCTTTGTGTCTCGGATTTGCTGAATCATCTGAATAACCTTGTCATACCCTACGGTAGAGGTGAGGAAGCTCAGATACATAAGAATACAAACTTCGACACCGACTTTTAGCGTAAAAGCAACATCATTCATAATGAGATAAATAGCGCATACAGCGCACGACATCAGAACGGCCACCACAGCAGCAAGAACGTTAGACGAATACTTAATGGTGGTCTCGTTCAAAAGCTTCTTGATTCCCTCAACGGTAAGGTTTGTCACCAGGGACACAATCAAAAGAGCCGTTGTCATAAAATAAATAGGCATTTTCAAACCTCCTCGATATCCACACTGTCTTCGTGAATACCTTCCTTACTTCTTAAACGCTCTTCTCTTTTTTCAAAGAACGTTTCAAATAACGCTTTTAAGAAATAGCCGAGCATAACTCCTACAACGGTGCTCGCTATCGTGCTGGAAAGCGATTCTGCAATCTGTACTTGTCCCATAAAAGCCAGCACATACGACAACTGCAAATCGATCAGCGAAACAGCAAGAATAACGGCAACCGCCCTCTTGGTGTAGGTTTCGAGCCACTTCTTATAACCTCGTTTTTTCCGTTTCGTAATCTCACCCCCTCGTATTGAGACGGCTCCTACGAGCAGCGTTCAAAGCCGCATTCCGTTTCATGATTTCGCGCTTACTTCTTCGCTTAGGCGGGTTGCTCTTCACATTGCATACCCTGATAAGTGTGAGAAGTTTATTGAGGTGCCATTTTTGAAACTCCACTGGTATGTTGAAAGCGATCATCCAGTAATAAATGAGCTCAGCCGTAACAATTTCCCGGCTGTTTTTTGGCAGCGAATCTTCTGAGAAGAAAGTCGCTGTCATCGGCGCTTCGATATAAGCGTTAATCGCGTCGTAATTTGCGGCAGTGAGCCTTTTGTATACCTCGGGATTCACATTCTGGGTAAGCGTCATGCATTTGACATAGTCCAGAATTTCTTCTTCTGTTTTGTCTTGTTTGCCAAGAAACGCTTTACACCATTTGGATTCCCATTTTGAAAGAGAGACCAGAGAATGCTCCAACTGCAAGGTCTGCTCTTTCGTGTAGATGAACTCTTCGTTGACTTCATCCCAGAATTCCTCAGCAGGTATTGTAATTCGAAGCATTCTTCAGTCCTCCATAACTGTCAAATCAATTGTTGACAGGAGCGATTGCCGGATGCTGGCTTGCTGCGGGTTTCTTATTCGGGATCACGCCGTTTATAAACTCGGCGGCCTTGTCCGCATCGGTGGCGAGTTCCATATACAACTGAGAGTATGCCTCGGTCTGGGAGAATGCGGTGGAAAGCTCCTCAGACTTGACGAACCGTTTACCATCAGGACTCTTCTCGCCATATGCCTTAAAGATAAAGTCTTTGAACACCTTGATGATGGTCGGCATGTCCTGAGCCGCGACAACTCGGCGAATCATATCGCCGTAACCGCCGGTTGTACTCATCTCCATTTCGAGAGCCTCGGCTTCCGTGATGTTGAACCAGAAATCCTCAGTGCGCTCAAGACCGTTATAGTCGGTATAAGTGATTGTCTTTTTAATCATGCGAAATTTCTCCTTTCAAATAAAAAAAATACAAAGCCGCCAGCTTACCTGAATACGGCCTTGTACCTATTCTTAAATCTTTTGTTTCTTATGCTTAACCGGCGGGGGTCATCAGAGTGATGATCTCATCCGGCAGAGGCAGACGGGGATCTACGCCGTCTTCTGTTTCGGGGCCTGTAGGATCTTTGCCATACAGAATCTCTTCCAGCGCTTTCAGCTTACCAGCATCCACCTTGGTAGAGTCGATAATCACGCAAGCGGTAGGCTTAAAGCCGGTTACGTTGACAGGAGTCGTGCTGACTTCCCAAGAGAAGGTGATGGCTTCGGGGCTGTCGTTGATAGTCGTATATCCCTTTTCGGAAGGTGCAGCCAGAGCGCCGTAAATCAGATGCAGCTTATAGCCGTGGTCGTTGCTGTCAACATCGTTACCGATGACAGTACGATAGCTGAGGCCGAACACCTTTCTGGCCTGCTGGCCGATTGTCACGCCGGTTGCAATTTCAGCAGAGCCGTCGCACTCAGCGAATTCATCCGGATAAGTATAAGCCTCAATAGTCGCGCCGAACTCCTCAGCAGACATCAGGTTCAGATACTTGATGTTATCCGCGTAAATAGGAGACGCCTCCGCACCGGAGGGGCTTTCGGTAACAGCGGTAAGACCATTCCAGGCAACGCCCTTATTATAAAGACCGCCGGCCTGAATAGGGTAGAGAACGCCATGGTCTACGCCGGTTTCGTACAAACGTTCACCGGTTTTATCCCAAACAAGTTTACTCATAGGTTCGTTCCTCCTTGTTAAAAGTAAAGTGTAAAAACGTAATGGTTCAGGTTATCGCTTTTGTAATGCCGCACAAACCGGCAAGTAGGCAATTTTGCCATTATGTCGATAAAAGAACTGTCCGGATTCTTATCGATAACCGTCACCAGATATTTGCGGTTAGACAAATATACCCCGTCATCAGCAAACGTGTTCTCGATATCTTCGAGAGCGTAAACGATGGCGGGGTAATTCATCTTAACTGACTCGGGAGGTTGGTAATACACATTTCGGCTTCCCAGAAGATCTTCCAGCAAAGCCTGTAGATCTAGTCTATTCGCCATTATATACCCCTCCTATAGTCAGTATTAGTCTAGGGTACTGAACTTCGACACTTTCTATCTTCCATTTAGCACCCATAAACCCAACGTACTTCATCAAGTGAAAATTCTCGCGAGCAAATGGATCGGCCAAAATACTAATCTCATTCGAAACGTTGATGTTGTCGTTGAGTTTGTCGGCTGTCTGAAGTCTGCGGGTATTTCTGACAAGTTCGCCGAAATACATGCGCTCGGAGATACGATCCTCCCATACGCCTGGGGTCGTTTCTTCAGTAACAGCATAGCCGATTGGTCCATAAAACTTCGCCATTTTGAATTTTCACCCCTTTAATCAGCGGAATACTCCTTGGAATACAGAGTAGTCGCCGCAGAAGCAGATGCGGAAACAGCAGTCGCAAAGGTTACGGATACGCTGCCGCCAGACTCTTCCTTGAAGAACAGCGGCATGTAATATGTGCTGTTATAGCTGATGATTACGCCCTTCTTGCGCAGATTGAGAAGGGTATCCTTATCAACTTTATTCGCTTCCGAACACTTGCTGTCCGTGTACAGGTAATTATCAGCCGTCTTACCATAGAGAATAACGTTTTTCACATATTTCTCTTCAGCGTCAGCGTAAACAACAGTCATGTTATTCATTGATTAGTCCTCCTTGCTATTTGTATGTTGTTGATTTTAACCGGCAGTGCTCAGCTCAAGAGCGATAGCGGAATAAGGCTTGATAAGGGCGCCGGAGCAGCGGGTCTCAATCAGATACTTCTGCTGGTTGTAGTCGATATCGAAATCGTCGAACATGTTCACAGCGCCGCCGCGATCCGCGCCGACATTGTAATCCGCCAGATTAACGATAATGCCCATCAGAGCGCCGCCGTTCTTGCCGTTTACACCCTCCATAACCGGAACGGTCACAATCTCCTTAACGCGGAGCTTCTTTGCAAGCTGAGCGACATCAGTGTAGAGATCGCGGCCGGTGGTATCGGTCAGAAGCAGGCAGTCGGTAAGAATGTCTTCAGTGGTATACAGAGTAGGCTGACCAGAACCCTTATAGTTCTTGCGGGCCTTGATAGCGGTGCGAATAAACTCGCGGGCCTTGTCGTCCTCAGTAGCGGAAGACTGGACGCTGACGATAGCCTGAATGGTATACAGCTCCTCGTCCTTGAGAATGGGACGGATGTTCTGCTCATTGATCTTATCATCGCTGGAAGCAAGACGGCCGTCGCCAATCAGATAAGCGCGGGCCAGCTCCTCGTCCAGCATCATACGCATTTCAGACTTCAGCCACGCCACAACGTCGAAATCAGTGATGTCGACAACATCGTCGCGATCCATCTTCTGCTTTTTGTAAACGGTAGTTGGGGTAGTGGTGCGCTTCAAAAGACCAAAGACCTCTTCCTTCTTCAGCTTGCCCTTGAAATACCCCTTTGCGCGGGCGTCGTCCTCGGTGATATCGGCAAAGATGGACTTAATGCGGGAAAACGGGGTGTGATGCACACCGCTCATAACCTTCTTTACCCAACCGGTATCACGCTGAATAAATTCGGGGGTGTTGGCCAAAGTCTGGGCGTCAGGGAACAGATAGTCCACATTGTCGATGCCATGAGCAAGCACGCTGTCCTTCAGGCTGCCGTAGCGCTTGATATCTCCAAAGATCGTGGAAATCTCTTCGCTGGATACCTCAGACCCATCGGAATGAATGAGAACATTCTCCTTCTGACGGTCATCCTTATCAAACACGTTATGTTTCATAGTATTAGTTCCTCCTTTAGAATCGTCATCGTTATTGTCTTCAGACTCGGGGTCAGATTCGCCCTGGTCGTCCATAGCCTGACCGATCATAGCGTACATAACGTTTTTCTGCTCTTCGGTCATACTGTTGATTACATCGGCGACAGTTTTCTCCTCATCGGAATCGGTCTTCTTCTCAGGATCATCCTTCTTTTCGGAAGTTTCTTTCTTTTCACCGTTGTCTGCCTTGTCTTCCTGCTTATCAGCATCGGAATGCGACAGATAGAGCGGCATACCCGTATAGATGATCGCTTCGTCATCCGAGTCTTCGCCGTGCTTGAGCATAGAATCAATAAAAGCGCCAGGATTTGCACCGGCATGGACCAGGCTTACTTCACGAATCTCTCCATGAAGAACGTCGCACCCTCTCTGCTGAAGCTGATTGGCGTAGATAGACAACGCACAAATGTCCCCATGCTTAACAAGAATCTTTCCAATCTCGCCGGATTCGGAATCGTTGAAAAAGCCGTAGGTATAAACACCTTCCGGACGATTTTCCAACCATGCATGACCAAGCACATTGCGTGGATCATTGTGCTGATGATTCCATACGAGAGGGACTTTGATTCCATCATCGTGTTTGAACGCGTCTCTACGAATCACTCTTCCGTCAGAGCATTTAAGGTCGTTTCTGGTTGCCCATCCGCTGAAATCGCAGGCTTCAGGCTGAAATGCTCTTTCCATTTTGAATTTCCTCCTTATTTCGTTTTTGTTTTAGAGACCCTACTCTCGAAACTACTCTGTTTCAACATTTTTGTCTTCGACAGGCGGATTGATTTCCGGCTCTGACTCGCTCGGGGCGCTGAGGTTTTTGTTCCTAAGCTCGTCCGCTCTCGGGTCATCCGAAGGCTTCATACCGATAACCTGCCGAATTTCATTCGATGTCATAATTTCGTTTCGAGTGAACTTATCAGCAATTTCAGCGATATCGTTGACGGGAACGAGTTTAAACGGGTCTCTAAAGAACGAAATCGACTGGGATTGTGATCGGGCGGTTTTTGTTAGAAACTTTCGTTTCATTTCGTCAACAATAGCTGAAATAATAGGCTCAATCGTTCGGTTATTGTAGTTCAGCATCGTTTTCTCGTCCGCCGTACCATCCAATATGCTTTGAGTGATACCTAACTGGCTGTATAGCATACTCGTTAAATATTCAATCTGCGACATAAGGTTGTTGTTGACGGAACGATTCAACTGCGTAATACGCTCGGTACCGTCGGCATAAGCAATACCATATTTAGTACCGGACAACTGAGCTTCAATATCTTTTCGCCTGTTTTCGGCCTGTTGGCGCCTTGCTTCCGTCTTGATGACATAGGGCAACTGGATAATCAAATCTAATTTTCCGGAACCGCTCTGTTCATCGATGACGTCAAGTAGGTTAAGTTTTCGAATAAGCCGTTGCATAGTAGAATTGGGCTCATTCACAACTGCGTACAGAGGATTTTCAACAATCGCTACTGTACTCTTTGGCACCAGTATGTTTTCTTTTGTCCCGGTCCGCTCGTTATAGAGGCGGACCCTAACATGCTGTGGGTACCAATCTAAAATTTTACCGACTCGCATGGTTTGAATGTCATACGAACCGGTAACGGAAGGATCATAAGTTGTATCAACGGGCACAATTGCCACGCAGCCTTCATCAAGCATGGACACGACAATGTCCTGAATAAAGGCTCTGGCGGTTTGGTCGATATTTGCTTCTACGGTAAGGCAGGTGTTCAAACCATCCTGAATAACGGATAAGAAGCGTCCATTTTCGTCCAGACGAATATGCTGCACATTTAACGCCGCAACATCCAAAGCAATCCGGTTATACACAGAAGTGATAATGGACCGCTCGTTGCCTCTGGTAAGGCGGATACGGTCGGGTCTGGACGAATAGCCAGGTCCAACATCCTGATAGGTTGTATAATCAGTTCCCGTAAATGCGTTCCAAGCATGTTTCAGTCTAGAACCAAAAGACATTCCCATTTGAATCATCACCTCCTTTTTAGTCGAACGCATCACGATTGAGCTTGTATGCGATATACGCATCCATCATCGCGGCAACAGCGTCAATCTTTTGCTCGTATCGTTTCTTGAGCAATTTTCGATTTCCGTTGGTATCTTCAAGGGTAATGCAGTTACCCATAGCAAAAGTCATGAGTTCCTCGTCGAAGAGAAGCATCCTTTCTTCGGAAAGCTTCTTTAATTCCCCAAGAGGAACCGATTCCGTTTTGGCGCCCTGAATAACTTTTTCAATGCCAAACGGACCATTTTCCTGTTCCCATCTGGCAACAAATTCTTTGGCGTTATACGGGTCAAAGCCAAGACAGCGAACGTCATAGCCGCACTCTGAAATATGATTGTCGAGATCTTCGTAAACGT